GGGGTGAACCCGCGCTGGGTCAGGAACTCCCGCGCCGGCGCCGCCTCAGCAGAGCCCAGTTGCTGGGCGTAGAACTCCTGCGCCAGCCGGTTGGCCTCCACCAGGCGGGAGCGAGTGCCACGCTCACGCCCCGCCGAGGAACCACCACCGGGGTAGGTCAGGGTGATTCCCACCCGATCAGCTAACCGTTCCACAGCCTCGACGAAACCCAGGTGCTCGATGGTCATCACGAAATCAATCACCGACCCGCCCTCACCGCAGCCGAAACAATGAAACCGACCTTGGGTAGGGCGGACGTGAAACGAGGGGGTTTTCTCCTCATGAAACGGGCACAGCCCCTTCAGCGAGTCCGCCCCCGCCCGACCCAGCGCAACGTACTCACCCACCACCTCCTCGATCCGGTTCCGCACCCGAACCTCCCTAACATCAGCGTCCTTAATCCGCCTGCTCATGCCACACCCCTAGTACGGAATTCGTGGGCCAGGTCCACGAACCGGCTGTAGTGCAACTGGTGGGCCACCGTCACGATCGGGGTCGGCCCGTTGCGGTGCTTGGCCACGATCAAATCGGCTTCACCGGCGCGGGGGTCGTCCCGTTCCCACGCATCGGGGCGGTGAATGAGGATCACCAGATCCGCGTCGGCCTCCAGGCTCCCGGACTCGCGCAGATCGGCGAGGGTGGGTTTCTTGTCCACCCGCTGCTCCGGCCCACGGTTGAGCTGGGAGACCGCGACGACCGGCACGTTGAGGTCTTTGGCGAGCAGTTTGAGACTCCGGGAGAAGGCCGCGACCTCGCACTGACGCGACTCGGTCTTCTTCCCGGAGGTCATCAGCTGGAGGTAGTCCACAATGATCAGGTGCAGACCGTGGCGGTGCTTCAGGCGCCGGGCCTTGGCCCGGATCCCCATCACGGTGGGGTTCGGGGTGTCGTCGATGAACAAGGGTGCGTCGCTGATCTCGCTGACCCGGTGGGCCAGCCGAGACCAGTCCTCCTCGCTCATGTGCCCGGATCGCATCCCCGCCAGAGGGATCGTGGCCTCCGCCGAGAGCAGTCGCATCACGATCTCACTGCGGCTCATCTCCAGGGAGAAAAGCACACCGGTCATACCCTGGGTGATCGAGCAGGACCGGGCGAGATCCAACCCCAGCGTGGACTTCCCCAACCCAGGACGCCCCGCAAGGATCACCATCTGGCCGGGATGCAAACCATTCGTCACCGCATCGAGGTCCACCAAGCCCGTCGGGACACCGGGAGAACGGGTCGTGGAGGCGATCGCATCCAGTTCGTCCATCACCGGACCCACCAGATCCCCCAGCGCGACACACTCATCGCCGGCCCGGTGCCCGGTGACCTCGTACACGGCGGTCTGGGCGCGGTCCACCACCTCACCCACCTCCGCGCCCTGATCCCCGTGGTAACCGAGCTGCACGATGCGGCTGCCCGCTTCCACCAGTCGGCGCAGCACCGCCTTGTCCGCGACGATCTCGGCGTAATACCGGGCGTTGGTGACGGTGGGCACCGTGGAGACGAGCGTATGCAAATACGGGGCGCCCCCGACCCGTGATAGCTCGCCACGCCGATCCAGCTCGGCGCACACCGTCACCGCATCAACGCCACCCCCGGCCCCGTACACCTCGAGAATGCACCCACACAGCACCTGATGCGCTGGCTGGTAAAAATCCCCGGCGCCTAAGACCTCCAGCACATCCGCGATCGCCTCGGGTGAGAGCAGCATCGCGCCCAACACCGACTGCTCCGCAGCAAGGTCCTGCGGTGGCAGACGATCCCTAGCCTGCTCGCTCATGAGGCATCCCGGTGGGGTCGCATCCGCGGCAAGTGCGGAAACCGGATCGGGAGCTGACCCTCAGGCGACTCACGGGTGCACGGCTGACCCGGCTTGGCACCACACGAGGGACAGCCCCGCGCCATCACCTCACCCAGAAAATCATCACGATCCTCAGGCATCGGAGGAAAAACCCCCGCCAGGAGTTCAGCGACCCGACGCTGCCCCACCGGGTCCGGCGGGTTAACTGGTTCGCGCATTGCTGCGTCCTGCCTCGCTGCCCGGATCCGCTCCGTCACGTGACCCGGCATGACAAACACTGTGGATTCGGTGTAGTGGGCGTGAACGGCATCAATCGCCTCAGCGAAAGTCCACCGGGCTCGCACGGAGGCCTCCACCCAGGCCATCACGGCGGCATCCGATGGTTTGCGGTTGTCGTAGGACATGGCTACAGCAAGGAGTTGTCGGGTTTGGTGGTCGGTTAATCCCGTCATGTGCCACCTCCAGGTAAGGCGATCACGTTGTGATGCTTAGCTGTGGTTCCGGCGAGTAAGCGGCGGATGTTCTCATCAGTTCCGGGGCGATGACCGTTGCTGTGGGGCGCGCGCTTCTCGGCGTTGCGCATCCAGTTCCGCCACGTCGCCACCCAGTCAAGCTTCGTCGCGTCCCGACCGGCCTTCGCCCGCCAGTAGTCGCAGAACTGGGCGGTCTCGAAGCGCCCGTCCACGTGAGGCGCGTGGTGGCGCGCCCACGCCGCCATCTCGACCGTGACGGCGAAATCATCGGGGATGCGAGTGCCTTGTTTCGTGCGCGCGCGTGAGCGCGCAGATAAACAACCACCAGCATGAACGAGAGAGCCCTCGTCGACAGGACCACAGGTACTCGGGTCGGGACGGGTCGGGGGTTCAACCAACGGTGAAGCACGTGCTTCCGGGTTGCTTGCCACGCGTGCTTCGGGTTTGGTTGCCTGAGCACGCCTGACCTGCCCCGATCGCACCCCACCGAGGCGGCCTGCGGCGGCTCGCACGGCGCGGCGGTCCTCGATCGACTGGCGAGAGGGCTGGTAGTTGGCCCACCCGTGGAACGCATAGCCCCCCTTGACCCGGCACCACAGACCAGCTTCCACGAGCCGTCTGGCCAGACCGACATCACCATCAGCCAACGCGGGTACCATGTGCTCGGGAACAAACCCGTCAGTGAGTGTCTGCGCGCACCACGATCCGGCGCGAACCCACAGACCTAACGCCGGCACACCCGCAGCCACCGTCTTGTGATGGAATGCCAGCGTGTCATCGACCTTAAACCACGTCATTGGGCGTAGGCCCCCTATGACCCTTAACTGGTGATGTCGTGATGACGATTGCGACCCACATCGCTGCCGTTTTTCGTACGGGGAGGATCACGGGAGTGTGTTTCGTCATGTAGCGTGGTTCGTCGTCGGGGACAACTCCCGCGGCCAATTCAGTCGTTGGTTCTCGGTCAGCGGCGGCCGACACCACGGCAGCGAAAGCCGGTACGTCCGGGTGTGTGGGGAATCAATGGTGGCCGTCGACGGTGTCATGCGGCGCGCTCCTTTGCTCGAGCGGCATGGGCGGAGTGGTGGCGACGACATCGGGGTGAGCAGTTCCGCATGTTTTTCTTGCGCTGCCCGGGGGTGAGTTCCACCCCGCAGTGCTGGCAGTGGCTCAACCCCGGCAGTCGCGGCCGGGTCCGCGGCGGGAGGTGGGTGTTCTGCGGCGTCGAGTCGCCGGCAGCGCCGTGAGCAGTACTGCTGGTGGGCGGGTGCGGTGAACTCCTGCGTGCAGCCCTGGTAGCGACACGACCGGGTTGGGGTGGTCTCGAATAAGCATCCACTCCACACCCCGTCCCCCAAGGTGGGGTGAGCGTGCCTCAGCTGGAGGCAGAGCCGCTGTACGGGGCAGCCACGGCAGAGCTGGAGGGCCTTCTGGTGGCGCTCACGGCGCGCCTGCGGGGTTTCTGGGGTATCGAGGTCGCTATCCCACAGCGGAGCCTGTCCTGCGCAGCAGGCGCCCTGAAGCGAGGGTGTGCCCGCCAGAACAGTGACCAGGGGATGAGTTGGCCCGGGGTGGTGTGCGGGGAGGGGCATGCTCACGCGCTCACCTGCCCTCGACTGGCGCGGTCGAGGACGGCTTGGGCGAGCAGCCGGACCCGGTCCACACCCGGGGTGATGGGTTCCAGGAGGGGTGTGTCGGGGTCCAGCAGGGGCTGGGCTTGCCTCCGCTTGAGTCCGAGGACTTCTTCCACGATGGGATCGGACCCCTCGCCAGCGACGAGGAAGTAGGCCACGACGGTAGCTTGTTGGCCGTCCCGGGCCAGTCGCCCGACGCATTGTTTGTGGACCTCGGGGGACCAGTCCAGCTCCCCGAACACAGCGACGGAGCAGGCGTTCTGCAGACCGTCCAGGCCCGCGCCGGAGCGCAGGCTCATCATCAGTACCCGGGCTGGCCCAGTCGCGAAAGCCGTGAGTGAGGCGAGTTTCTGGGTGGGGGTTTCGCTCCCGGTGTAGAGCACGGGATGGAACTCGGCGAGCCGGGCCAACCAGATCTCGTACACGGCCCGGTGCCACCCGAACAGGAGGATCTTCTCCTCCGACTCCAGGAGCAGGCGCACCCATTCCGCGACGTAGGGGGCTTTCGCTACCCCGGTGGCCTGCCGCAGCCGCCAGTCCAGCTCCCCGGCCGCGCTCCACCGGTCACGCCCTTTCGCGCTGGAGTCCAGCACGAGGCGGGCCATCTGGAGGACGTCCCCACCCAGGTCGTTGATCGCCACGTGGTCGGCGGAGATTTCCTGTCGGATGCGGATGGGTTCGGGTATCTCCCGGTGCACGTCTTTGCGGGTGCGCCGCAGCAACAAGCCATTGTCGCGGAGGTAGGTGCCCAGCGCAGTGGGGTCCGCGACAGTTGTTTTCCCGTTCGACGCCGAGCCACCCCACTCGGAGATGAACTCGCTTTTCGTCCCGAGACTCCCGGGGGAAAGGATATCGTAGATGTTCCAGATCTCCCCCCCATAGTTGTAGACCGGGGAGGCTGACAGCCCACACACGTAGGTGGCCTGGGCGCTGACGTGCGCGGCACCAGCACCTTTGCTGGTGGTGGTTCCGTGCCGGAGTTCCTGCACCTCATCGAAGATGACGGTGCGGACCTGACCGGCCAGGGCGTGGCTCCATCCCGCGAGTTTCGCGTAGTTCATGACGATCACGTCGGGGTAATGACCCCGATTCGGGCGCCTCAGGTCGTAGGGTGTGCCCTGGGTGACCGCATAGCCTTTCAATCCGGGGAGGGTGTCCGCGAGTTCACGCAGCCACTGCGCCGGCAGCCCGGTGAGGGTCACGACCAGAGCGGGCAACGCGTCGGGTTCGGTGAGGGTGAGCAGGGAACTGAACGTTTTCCCTAAACCCACCTCGTCCCCGAGCAAAAGCCGCCGACAGGCCCGCATGAGCGCGGCGAACTCCACCTGGTAGGCCCGGGGTGGGCGCGCCGGTTCGGTGAAGAGCGCGACCCCGGGATGCCCGGTGAGGATGCTGTCAATGGCGTGTTTGCGCTCGGTCCACACCCGCAGCCGCGCCTGGAGGGCCGCCCTGGTCTCAGGGGACATCTCCAGGGGGTAACGGTCGTGAATCCAGCGCAGATCCCGCGCGACATCCAGGGTGTCCGCGACGGTCACACAACCCCTCCGGCGCCCCACCACCCGAGGGAACAACCGCTTAATCCGGATCATCACATGGGGCTGCGCCTGGATGACCCACACGAGCCGCCCCTCGCTGCGCCGCTCCAACACCACGGTGCCGTAAGTGGTGCTCACCACGCGGCCCCGATCCAGACCACCTCGAGGGCCTTACCCCCCACCACCGCTGGCAACCCCCGGTGGCGTCGCAGGTCGTGACAAGGACAAGACCACCAACCTGGTGGTGGGCGGCGTAACGCTGCACCTGGGCCAGCACCACGGACACCGATCCCGTGGTCTTGACCTCCACACCAACACCCTCGATGAGGAAATCAATCCGGTCAGCCCCAGACAACCACACCTCACGGACCATTGGGCAACCCAGTGTCCTCAGAGCGGCAGCCACCCCCTCCTGCAGTTCCGTTTCCCGAGAGAACGTGAAACGGTACGACTGGACCGCCTTAGCGATCTCCTGTAAGTCCCCGTGGAGGGGATTGCGCTGCCATAGGTGATAGGTTCTCATGGTGTTTACCTACCGGGATTGGTTGAGGCCGCTCATGATGTCGGCGACGTCCTGAGCGGCCATCCACGTGGCATAGCCTCTCGCGTCAACACGGGCACCAGCCATACCGTGCTCGGTGGCGTCAAGGACCACCGCGTGGAATGGCAGGCCGTCGTGGTGCCACACAGCTTCCTGGAGTGTCATGATGCGACTCCTTCCGTGGTGAGCAGGTCGAACAGGGTCGGCACCGCCTCGGTGCGTTCCTGCGCCCGCAAATACGCGACACCGTCACGGTAATAGTCGGGGTTCAGCTCAATACCCAGACCACGGCGCCCGTTCTGGATCGCGACCAGGGGTACGGTCATGATCCCAGCGAACGGGTCGCACACCAGCTCACCCAGGTTGCTGTAACGCACGATCAACCGCTTTACTAGATCCCGCTGCAAAGGGCACACGTGCAGGGTGTGCGCGCGCCGAGACTGTTCGGTGTTGAGGGTGTCCATGCGGTTGATGTCACACCACACCTGCGGATGATGCGACCCGGGCGCCAAGCTCATAAACGTCGCCGGCAGCCGCCCACGTTGCTCCAGGATCTCCCCGGTCGCCACGTGAGCCTCGTAGTCATAGACTCCCCGCAAGGACTGGTCGGTGAACACCGCCGACATCTGGTCCGGGGGCAGCTGGGCTAGCTCGGCGGGTGTGAGGTAGCGCTCGCCTGAGGACCGCCAGAAGGAGTGCGCGTCGGTCTGCCACCGAGCGCGTGTGTAGACCGCTTTGTCCTTGGTGACCGGGACATCGGCGTAGGCCCTGCTGCGGTCGGTCTGGGGCTTGCGGAACAGCAGGACATACTCGGGCGAGCCGACTCCCATTTTGGTGCTGTCCTTGCTGTTCTCGCTCCACCCCAGTCGGTAGGTCTGGTTGTTCTCCCGCACCACATCCGTGACCACCGTGATCATCCCGAGGTAGTCGAACCCGTGCCGGCGAGAATGCATGATCCCCTCAGCGTGGAACGGGGACACCGTGGGAACACCCGCGCCGGTGACCGACCCGAACAGGATGCGGTCTTTGACGTGGCAGCAGAACAGCCGCCCCGGCCGCAGGACGCGCAGCAGCTCGGGGGTGAGGTAGTCCATCTGCGCCCAGAAATGCTCATTGCCATCGGTGTGCCCGAAATCATGGTAGGAGTTCGTGTACTCATAGTGGTTCGAAAACGGGATCGACGTCACCATCAGATCAACCTCGTTATCGGCTATGTCCCGGGTTTCGAGGACACAGTCGTTGTTCACCGCCACCCAGCCCTCACCCACGGTCTCCGCCCGGGCGACACCTATTGTCCGGGCGAGGTCATCCACGGCCCCGAGCGAGAGGCCATGCTTCCGGATGAGGCCCGTCATCGTGGTGGTCAGCTCCTCGTGCCGAGCCCACTTCTCCCGCAGCGTCCGCAACACCTCCCGCTCCGACTCGGCGTGGATAATGTGCACCTGGCAGGTGCGACTCTGCCCGAAGCGCTGAATCCGATGACACGCCTGAACCAGATCATGAAACCTGTAGTCAACACCCACGAAAACAGCCTTATTGCACTGCTGCAGGTTCAGGCCCGCCCCGAGCATCACGGGTTTACCGACCAGCACACTGGTCCGGCGCGTCCGCCAGTCTCGAAGCCGACGCTCACACTCCTCGGCCGACAGCGCCCCGTGCACTGAGGAAAAGCTCACTCCGTGCGCCGCTAACGCGTGCTCTACAGCGTCCTGCTCGCTGTTGAGCGTGACCCAGAGGATGACCTGGTCACCTGGGTCATCAGCGAGGTAACCCGTGACAATCCGGATCGCTTCGGCCACCCGCGCCGAGAGGGTCTCGCGTTTCTCCCGGGCACCCTCGGTCACACCCAGAGCGACATCCCGGAACAAGAAACCTTGACCGTCACGACTAGCCGCCGCCCACGCAGGAGCGCTCGCGACCTCATGGTAATGGGTGCTCATCTCCGGGAGGACGTAGCCAGTGGCATGGCAGCCGAGATCCGCGGGCGAGCCCAACCACACCGACCAGGTACTCACCCATGTCCAGAACTCGGTTTCTTTATTCGGGTAGAGGGTGAGGTTGTTCGCCGTCGTGCTGTCCCGCTGGAACCACCGAGTCAACGCGGCACCCGTGTCCATGATACCCAAAAACGCCGCGTAGTGAATCAACTCCTTGTACCGGTTCGGGGACGGTGTCGCCGTCGCCACGAACCGATACGGCACCTGATCAAACAGTGTCAGGAACGTTTGATAGGTCTTTGACCCGAAGGATCGAAGTACCCCAGCTTCGTCAAGGCTGACCGCATCAAAAAGGTCAGGGTCAAGCTTGCCATCCCGCACCGACTCATAATTCGTCACGTAGATCCCGGCGCCGCCCACCTGATCCGCAGCCCGGATAAACACCGGTGCGGGCATCCCCAACAGCTCCGTAGCGTCCCGGCAGAACTCCTGCCGCACACCCAACGGGCACACAACCAGACCCCGACTACCACCACCCTTCAGGAGGATCAGCCGCAGAACCTCCAACTCCTGGACGGTCTTTCCCATACCGAAGGCCTCGAACAGTGCCCGCCGACCACCCCGCACCGCCCACTGCACACACAACCTCTGATGCGGCTTGAGAACCGGACTAACCTCCTCCAGGTCGCAGTCGAAACCGAACACCCGACTGAAGTTGACCTTCTCGCGCAGAAACTCCTCGTATGGCCTGACCGGCGGCGCGCTCATGGAGCTGCTCCGCTCTCGTCCTCAACGGCCCTCGACTGTCCCGAGGAGGCCGTAAGGCGTTCGCCTGCGGCGGCGATGCGCTCCAGTAACGCAGTGTCGTTCGGACACATCCCGCGGGCGAGCCTCCACAGGTCGGCGAGTTTGTCGCGGTCGCCCTCCTGTTCGTGCTGGGTGATCATCGTGTCCCAGTCCGGCTCAGGATCAGGGCTGGCGGTGGCGATCACGGGTGGTGGGACGGGATTGTCGAGATGCTGCATCTCTTCGTGCACGTAGAGGCCACCGAGCCGGCGCGGGAAGGCCCGCCGTCGGGCTAAGGCCTCAGCGCACTTGGACAGCTGGTTCGCAGGGCTCAGGCGCCACGTGCGAGTGGGCTGTCCCTGCGAATTTGTCTGGACGTATTCCCGGTAGTGCGCGACCGCACGAACAGGTTCACGCAAGCCCCGACGGTAGACACTGAAGCGGGCAGCCATCGGCGCCCCGGGGCCTGCCCAGACCTCACGCCACACCCCGTCCTCACCGCACCACTCGGCGTCGCCGACACCCTCATAGTCAGGATGCTCTTCGGATTTCGACCGGAACCCATCGATGCCGACCTGAATGGTCCACTTTTTGCGACCCAGCTCCGAATCCCAGCGGCCGATCATGTATATCTCTTTGTTGAACGGGTCCAGACCCATCCGTTGGCACACGTGCAGAAACACAAGCTGGTCGCCGATCGGCGCGTCGGCGATGCCGATCTGCGCCAGGGCGGCCCGCTGCTGGTCGGTCCAGTCGCGCTGGTCTCCCCGCAGTACTAAGGCGCCCCCACTATGGACAAGGGGTCGAACCGTTACCTCGGCATTCGTCATGCTGTTTCCCAGTCCCTGCAAATGTGGATACGACGGGAGCTGCCACGCTGGATATAGGCGGCGTAAATATCGGGGTGGTCGAACTCCAGCGCAGGGTTCACCCGCGGGTTGGTGCGGCAATTCTTGAAAGTGACCACAGGCCGCCCGCCGATCAGCAGGGCCTCAGCATCCCCGATCATCACTTCCAGCGCTTGGTCGATCTCTTTCTTGCGCTCACTCGCTTCGGCGGCTCGCTGATGAACCTCGGCCCGCTCAGCGAGCAGCGCCCGCAGGTGCGCAGGCCACTGCGCGTGCTGGACACGCCCAGGTTCGGCAGCCGGCCAGCGGAGCGCGATCTCCTCGTCGGTGATCGTGGCCAGATCCACCGGCGGAGGCTCCCCAGTGACCACATGCTCGGACCACCAGATGGTAGCGCGCTCCCACATCCGGTCGATCAACCCCTGATCACGCTCAACAGGCCCGCAAATCAGCGGCTCCCGATCAAGTTCATAGGCGGCGAACCACACGTGCGAACGCCCCGTCACGAAAAGCTGCCACTGACCCTGCAGAAAAGCAGCCGCTGCGATCCCACCACCACGCCACTGGCTAGCGCTTCGAGCGAAACGCGTGAAAGTCTTCACCTCCAGGCAACCCCCATCGGCAACAAGCCGATCAGGCGTCGCCAACGCAATGCTCACAGCACGATGCCTGACCAGGCCACAACGGCGTGTCCGCAACCCCGTGCGCTGAGTAAAGAAATCGACGACATAAGGCTCCAACCAGGTGCCACGCCGCATAACCTCGGTCCGCTCAGACATCCGGGCGCCGACCTTCTCAAGCCACAACTCATACTCGCAGCCACCCTCACCCATACCCATCAACAGCGGGATATCGGAGCTACCCACACCCCTGCGGCGCTCAACCAGCCACTGGTCGCGAGGCGCGCTGGCCGGCACGGCAAGTTCCCCATCAGGCAAAGACCATGGGCTAGTGACGCGAGACGACACGGTCACACTGGCGCCGGGATCAATGAGATCGACGGTGTCACCGTCCCCACGAGCAACAGCGACCCTAGCCCCCTCAAAGGAAACACGCCCCGACGGACCTAACACCCTCTGAGAATCACCGACCGTCGTCATACCAACCGAGCCTGTTCCATCGCAGCCCCGAGAGCCTCCTCCGCCGTAGCACCCAGTCCCAACGCCTCAGCACCCACCATCGGCGAATCCTTAGCCTCCCGACCCCACCTCACCGACACAACCCACTCACCATCCGCATAAAAAACAGCCAGCGAACCCCCAGACTCAGCAAGCCGCTCCACAATCAGCGAAATATCTAACACAGCGGACCTTTCCTGTCGGTAAGACTTGACGACGTTCCCTCGCCGTTGGTGCTGTCAGGCGGTCTTGCGGTTCGCGACGTCCGGATCGAGTGAGCGAACAAAGTCAGCGACCGCATCGCCTGCGAAGAGCAGGTAGTTGCCGACTCGACGCCCACGCAATTCGCCTCGGTGGTGGTAATCGACGATGCGATCCCGGAACCGTTTTGCCTCAGCGGCGTCAGCTGGGGTGCCCCAGATCAGTTCAGCTACGTCCGCCGTCGTGAACACAAGCCGTTCGGCACCCTTGAACCGGAACATGGTGAGGCCAGCTGGGTGCGCGACAACGGTAGCGTGAAGCTCTTGCGCCGCCGGGGATCGACGGGGAGCCATCCTCAGATCACCTCCCGTACCCGGTAGGACTGGGTAGGCTCAAGTCGCATCGATACCCCTCCACAGGTTCGATGACCAGCCCCGGCCGGTGCGTCACCACCGCCGGGGCTTTCTGCGTCTCACGCCAGCGTCGTCTCTGACGTCGCTACAGCGTCTGTGGTCTAACAACACTGACACTAGCAGCGCACCGATAACACCGCAACCCTGAGGGGAGGGCGTACCCAGGAGGCGTGTTTGCTGGTTACCTCCGGCCCCGGTCGTGGAGCGACGAGGCGTGGTGCGGGTGGTGGCGTCATGAGCTGTACCGATGGACTGAGTTTCACTCCGGCGTGACGGGCTCGTCGCGCCAGGCATACGTGTCCTTGTCCGATCTGGGCCACACCTGCAGTTGATGGCTGGGCGTCGAAGGCAGACCGCACGGGGTCGGGGAGTGCCGTAGGGTGATCGTCGGACGGCGTGGTTTGGGACCGTAAGTTGACCGGACCTTCGATGCCGGTTGGTACCGGCGCACCCGGTCTGGTGCCGACGAGTCAGAGCGATTGCGGCAGCATGGGCCGGTTGGGGCGGGTTCGTGCCGACTGTTGCCAACTATTCGCAGGGTTGTTGGTTCAAGTCCAACTCGGGGAGCCAAAACCGCAGGTCAGGAGCCTGTGTCAGCTCGATTTTCAAGATCCACCCCCAGAAAACCCCCAGGTTCACAGCACGACTCACTCGTCGTGCCCCCGATCCGCGCTCGCGATCAGAGCTGCCGCGTCAGACTTGCCGATGGCCTCCAGCACTCGGGCCGCGTCCTCCGAGGCGATCTTGCGTCCCATGTAGGAGTCCTGCGTGACCGACACCTGAGCATGCCCCAGCTGATCGGCGATCTTCCTGGCGCTCACCCCTGCTTCGTCCAACAACGTGGCCGCTGTCTTCCGGAACACGTGCGAGGTCATCCACGGATAGCCCAGCCGGGTGAAGACGTCCCGCAGGTCGGCCTGGGTGTTACTCGGGTCTCGAAGCAGCCCAGTCGGTGACGTAAACACCACACCCCATTCGTTGGGCGTGCTGTCACTCCGGCGACGGCGCAACATCTCCACCACCCAGGACGGCAACTGCAGCTTGCGGTACCCGGCACGA